ATTTAGTAATGCTACGGTGACTGCTAGAGGTTGTCTTATCTATAATGATACGAACTCTGACAAAGCGGTTTGTGCTATTGATTTTGGTGGAGATAAAACTTCTACAGCTGGCGATTTTACAATCGTTTTTCCTAGCGCTACAGCGACAGGCGCAATAATTAGGTTAGCATAGATGTCGCACCATGCCACTATCAAAGTTAAATTTTAAGCCTGGGATAAACAAAGAAGAAACCGATTACTCAAACGAAGGTGGTTGGGTAGACGGTGACAAAATACGTTTTAGAAAAGGTCGTGTAGAAAAAATAGGCGGTTGGGAAAAACTATCCTCTGATACTTTGATCGGTTCGGCAAGAGCTTTACACTCATGGATTTCTTTAGGTGGTAATAAATACTTGGGTATTGGCACCACTAATAAATACTATATTGAAGAAGGCGGTACATATAACGATGTAACACCAGTGCGTAAAACAAGCACTAACTCAATCACATTTGGTGCTACAGATGGTTCATCCACTATAACCGTTACAGACAGCTCACATGGCGCAGTCAACGGAGATTTTGTAACTTTTTCAAGTGCAGTAAGTTTGGGTGGTAACATCACTGCAACAGTGCTTAATCAAGAGTATCAGATTGATTTAGTGACAGGCACAAACACTTATCAAATTACTGCAAAAGACACTAGCGGTGCGACCGTGACTGCAAATAGTAGCGACTCTGGTAATGGCGGATCTGCAACAGATGGCGTTTATTTATTAAATTCTGGTTTGGATGTTTACGTGCCATCAACAGGTTGGGGTGTTGGCACTTGGGGTGCTGGCGCTTGGGGTGCGGCCACTACCTTATCAGATGTCAACAACTTACGTTTATGGACGCACGATAACTACGGTGAGGATTTAATAATAAATCCTAGAGGAGGAGGCATATTCAGATGGGTAGAAAATGATGGCCTGTCAACAAGAGCAGTAGAGTTAGCAACAACAAGTGGTGCAAATCTAGTTCCAACTAAAGCCTTGCAAGTTATAACTTCTGAAACTGATAGACATCTTATTGTGTTAGGAGCAGATCCTATCAGTGGATCTTCAAGAACAGGTACTATTGATCCTATGTTGGTTGCTTTTAGCGACCAAGAGAATCCTTTACAGTTTGAGCCATTATCTACAAATACAGCAGGATCGTTACGACTATCTTCTGGCTCTTCTATTGTGGGTGGCATCAAAGCTAGACAAGAGGTGCTTATTTTTACAGATACTTCTTTATACTCTATGAATTTTATTGGACCGCCATTAACTTTTGCTATCAATTTAATTAACGAAGGCGCGGGATTGATTGGCCCAAAAGCAGCTGCTAATTCACCAAAAGGCGTGTTTTACATGTCGAAAAAAGGGTTTTATTTTTATAACGGCTCAGTGCAAAAAATACCATGTAGTGTGCAAGATCATGTGTTTTCTGATTTAGATGAGACACAAGCCTTTAAATGTTTCGCAGGTTTGAATGAAGAGTTCTCCGAGGTATGGTTTTTTTATCCATCTTTAACCGATAACGAAACTGAAATATCAAGATATGTTATTTATAACTATGAAGAAAACTCTTGGAGCATAGGAACACTAGAGCGTTACAGTTGGTTGGCAGCAGGTGTTTTGGACAAACCCTTGGCTGCTGGTGAAGAAAGCACGACAAAACGTATATATGAACATGAAAAAGGTTTTAATGATGATGAGAGCGCCATGGACGGTGTTTTTGTAGAGTCAGCAGACATTGACATAACAGATGGCGATAGATTTGTGTTTCTAAAACGTATTTTGCCAGATATATTGTTTGTGAACGAAGCCGGCACTAGTCAAAATCCAGCAATAAACGTTGTTGTAAAAAGACGCGATTTTAATAATCAAACACTTTCAACAGACTCTACGACACAAATTACCGCAAGTTCAACGTTTAGCTCTCTTCGGTCTAGAGCTAGACAGTTTGTACTACGGTTTGAATCAGATGATGATAATACTGATTCTGATAGAAAAAATTACAAGTGGAGGCTTGGTAGTACAAGGGTTGATATACAACCATCTGGGCGTAGGTAATGAGCAAGTTGCTGCCCACACAGTTACCTCAAGCGCAAGGTGATACAGTTTCAGCTGATACATTTAACAGACTTGTAAGAATATTAGAAATAAATTTAGGATCAGTCGACCCAGATAGCATAAAATCGTTTAACTCCACAGACATTAGCGAGTTGCAATTTGCTACAGGTGCTATTATATTTAACTCAACGACAGAGGTTCACCAAGCCTTTGATGGCACACAGTTTAGAAACCTGTATGAACATCAAACTTATCCAACTGGTGTCTCTGCAACAATAAGTATAGGAGCTGTAACAGTAAGTACACCATGATAAGCGAACAACTACAAAACAGAATAGCAGGTTTGACCGGCAACAGTATGGCAGGTATGTCACGAATGGCTAAGCCACAGCAAACAACCTCAGCTAAAGATGTTGCTGCTATGCTTGGAAAAGCTACGATGCCTATAAAAACAATGCCGTCACCTGCGGTGGAGGCGCCAACAAATCCACGCGATTTAATTACAAATCTACCTGCTCCAGCGGTGCCGCTTGTTGAGGATCCGCGCGACCTAATAAGAACATTGCCTGCTGTACCTGGTTCAATGTCCGATTTAGAAATGGAGTTGTTACCAGAAAGGATGCAACCAACTACACCAGGCACTATGCAAGACACCAATCAAGTTATAGATGTTTTGCAAGAGGCAGTACAAAAAGAAACAGACCCAGAAACCAAAGAAGAATTACAAAGACGCTTAAATCAATATCTACAATCTATGACGGCTCCCGCCTCACCTATGGCGCAAGAAGTAAAAGCACTAGGTATGGGTGACGACACAGAGTTAGCACACGTTAGACCGGGCGAGGTAATCTTGCCGCCAGAATTTTTTAGCGACACAAAGTTTGAAAGCATGGTCGAAAATAAATTTAAACAGGCTGGAATTGATCCAGAGCAAGCTGTTGTTGGATCTGGTGTTGCAAGCCTTAACGAAATCACAGGATTACCACAATATGGGTTCTTCAAAAAAATAGGTAAGTCACTTAAAAAAATTGTAAAAAAAGTAGCACCTATTGCTTTGCCAGCATTGGGTATCGCTGGTTTTGCTGGTGCTGGACCCTTAGCTGGTATTTTTGGTAAGGGAGCCGCGGGTGCGGCGGCAAAGGCTGCAACAGGTGCGGCAAAAACAGGTATTTTTGGTGGGACGTTGGGACCTAGTATCAGAGCTGGTATCGGTGGATTTTTTAACCCAGCTACAGGAACAAAAGGTATTTTTGGTGGACAACTAGGACCCAATCTAAGACGAGGTATTGGCGGCTTATTTGGTGGTCAACAACAACAAACTTTTTCTACGGATGAGGTGGTTGGCACTTTAAATGGTCAACCTGTGACTAGAGCAGATTTAGCCAATATGACCGCAGATCAGTTTGAACAGGTGCAACTAACCCAACCAGCTACTCAACAAACAGGTATTTTTGGCGGCACTTTAGGGCCAAGACTTAGACAGAGATTTTTAGGCACTGGAGACCAACCAGGTGTTATAGGTAACATTTTGGGTGGCGGTCAGCAACAAGGTGGCGGAGGTCTATTTGGCGGTGGTTTTGGAGACGCGCTGAAAATGGGCGGCATAGGAGCTTTAGCTGCTGGTTTAGGTAAGTTAGCTTACGAAGATGCACAAAAACAAAAAGGCGTGCCTTTAACACCTCTTACAACCATGAGTCCAACAGGTAGATACAACATAGAGGCAGAGATAGCCAGAAGAATGGGACAGCCTGCTCCAAACCCTGTAGAGTTTGGTTTACTACCAGCTGGCACAATACCAGAGCTATCTGGAGGTAAGCCTAGAGGTATGATGTATGGTGGTGGTGTTGAAGATCTTACTGGTGGTATGGTGCGTGGTTTAGCAAGTGGAGGCGGAGTCATGGCTTTTGCACAAGGCGGAGCTGTTCAAATGCAAGAGGGTGGTGAAATGGACCCAAGTCAGTTTCCTAGGATGGACGGTGACATAAATGGGCCAGGCACAGAAACTAGCGATGATATACCAGCCATGTTGAGCGATGGTGAGTTTGTTATGACAGGGAGAGCTGTAAGAGGCGCTGGCTCATACGAAATGCAAGCAGACCCCAACGGTATAATTAGTCTCATGCCAACTTTAGAAGAGGATAGAGAGCGCGGTATGGATCTTATGTATAAAATGATGGATACGTTTGCAAACAAGGCTAAGGCACCATAATGAGTTTAT